TCAGTGATGTCTTGGTTACACGTAGGACATATAGTATTTGAGGATAAGAATCTAATTTCTTTTTCCATGTCCTTGATTTTAGATCTGAACTTAATACTAAATTCATTTAACTTATCAAGTTCTTCTTGAGGATTAGCATAAGTATTCATTTGCTTTGTCATGGCATCAATGTCTCTCATGTAACTCTCAAGATCTTCCTGGTTAGATTCGATATCAATTTTCATTTTAGTTATCTCATCTTCCCAAAGAACTACATTGTCTTGACTCTGCCTCTTAAGATCTTCAATGAATCTTTTTTGAACATCAATTTTTTCTTTAAGGATAGAAATAGCATAGTCAATTTCAGATATTGTTTCTTTATTTTCTTTGACACGATCTTTTAAAATTGTGTTCATAGTAGAAAAGATTCTAATATCTAAAATATCTTCAATGACTTCTCTACGACCAGCAGCAGGTAACTGCATAAAAGGAACGAATGTAGATGATCCTAAAACAACAATTTGAGTAAATGATTTAAAGTTTAATTTTAAAACATTTTGCTCTAACCATTTCTGTTGATCAGCAGCAGAAGCACTTTGATCCAGTTGCACTCCATTTTTAAAAATTTCAAATATACCTGGTTTCATTCCTCGATTAATTTTCCAATCAATCTTACCAATAGTAAACTCAATCTCAACTCTACAATCTGCAAGATTAATAGAATTTACAAGTTGAGGTTTGTTGATCTTTCGGAAAGGTTTGTTGAACAAACCAAAACACAATGCATCTAAAATTGTAGATTTGCCTGCTCCATTTTCCCCAACAATTAGAGTTTTATTAAACTCATTTAATTTTACTTCAGTAAAGTTGTTTCCAGTACTGAGAAAGTTTCTCCATTTAATAGTTTTAAATTCAATCATCTTCTTTAGGAGGAATAATAATGTCTTCAGGGGTTACAATACAATAAGAATATCCGTTCTCTTTACAAGTAATAAGAGCAACTTCATCATCTACTTCAATGACTGTCATTTCGGGATAGTCGTCCGCTAACAATAATTCAGAATGCCGTTCAGCATCGTCTTGTTCTTCAAACATGTACAACACATTTACATCTCCAAAACTAGGTGCATAAGCACCTTCTGATTCTTTTCCTTTTATTGCTAGAATGTACATTAATCTACTTGCAAAGATTCTGAATAGATATATCCGATAATAGATTTAAGTGTGTCTTTATCTTCATAATCAATCTCTTCTACATATTTTTCTAAGAATGAAAGTGTTCCTTCAATTTCAATATCACCTGAAGGATTTATATCTTCAGAAGTATTATCAATAATTTTTAAATCGTGAACACCTGCTTGATAAAGACGCTCTACTAAATTATCATATGCATAATAGTTAGTACGTTTTTCTACAATCAATTTTACAAACTTATTTGCATACTTAGACATATCAATAGAATCAGGATGTGCTATCGTATCGTTGTAATAAATTTTAGAAAACATTTCATTTGGATTTTTAATAAATTTCAAACCCATCGTTTCAGTATCAAAGATATGAAACCCTCTTGTATCACCAAAATCATTCCAATACATTTGATATGGATTGCCCAAATAGTAAACAGAATTAAAATTAGAACGATGATGAAAATGTCCTGAGAATACTTTCTTAAATTTAGAGAACACTTCGGGACTCATCCCATGCTCCATAAAGTATCCAGGGTGTGCTTCAAACCCAGATAGTTCTAGGTGTCCCATACAAATTTTTGCTTTTGTATTTGAAATTTCATCATAGGTTTGTGTTTCATTATCCACACAAATCCAAGGAATGAAACAGATATCAAGACCACCTATCTCGATAGTTTCAGGTTTATCAATCAACTCAACATTTTGATATTGCTGAAGTAGTAAACTGATTGCATTAATGCCAAGAGTGTTTTTGTAGTAAGAAGTATGATTACCTACTACAGTAAAAACATGAGTTCCTCTATTAGCAAGGACATCATAATAATTTTTCTTTGCCCAATCCAATGACCAAAAATCAATTGCCTTTCTATTGTCAAAGGTATCACCTAGATCCAGAACTGTATTAATTTTATTCTTATCCAAAAATGGAAAGAATACTTCGTCATAGAATTTCTTCATGTAGTCATGAAAAATCTGACTACCTTTTCTCATACCAAAGTGCTGGTCAGTTATAATAGCAACTTTCATCAATACCTCATCTTTTGCTCAAGAGAATTCTTGATCTGCTCATAAGCAGAAGCATTACCATGCTCATCACCGGTAAACACTTCAGAGAATCCTGACTTCTCAATCATTTTGTTTTTAATATCTACCTGCTTCTTTTCCTTCTGGATCCTACGCAAGAATGCATAGTAGATAATCTGAGTAAAGTACGCAAATGGGTTGCTAGATTTTGCAGGATCAAAGTTGTCAATGTATGTGATACAGTTCTCAATACCATCGCCAATCATGTCATCCTTGAACATGTAGTTAACGAAGTTTGGTTTGTATGACAAGTGTTGAGCAATCTTCAAAAAGCAACCACCAATATACTCACCCACAAGTGGTTTTTTAGCGCCGGTTAATTTTGCTTCTTCTACCTTGTTCTTATATCGAACTATGGCATGTAAAAAGTCCTTGTTGTTTACATAATGTTCTTTGGATTTAGACATTGTATTCTATGTTAACTTATCTGCATATCATAGCATAGATTCAAGGGCTTGACAAGACCCTCAGATCTGTGTATAATAACTCGGTCAGAGTTCAGAAACAGCTCTTTAGCTTTAGAGCTTTAAGATACTTAGATACTTTAAGATTCTTTAGAGTCACTGTCGAGTAGAAAGATATCCTCTAGTAGTTCTCTAGCATCATCAATAGAGGAAAGTAGACCCATATCCTCATCTAAAAAAACTCGCCCCCGTTCTCGACGCTTACGTGGTGTACGCTTTTCTTCTTTATCTAGTGCTAGTTTAGTTAAACTGTTTTTATAGAACTCAACTGGAAGTCCTTTTATTTCTTTTACAGTAACTAGTTCGTCACCTGAAATATAGAATTCAGTTTGATGAGATAGTTTCATCCATGCTTTAATTTTCAGTCCTTGAAACGCGCCGGGTATTTCAATTTCTTCAATCTCAATAGGATGTGATATCAAAATATAATTTTCTGTTGGATCTGCTTCTTTTACAATGCAGAGTAGTTCTTCATTAGTTTTTAATTTTATGTTTGCGAAAAATGCTTCCATACTTACTGTTTTAGTTTTACGTTGATTATCTCATAATCAAAATTTTCTTGGTTATAGATCTTAACACGTTCAAATAAATGTTTTAACGTATAGTTTGGATTGTTAGAATCCTTAGACGTATCATCTGCAATATCATAAAGTAGTGCAGTATTTTTATTCTCACCTCTTCTTAAAACCCTACCAATAGATTGTAAGTTCCTTACTCTCGATTTTGATGGACTTGCGAAAATAATATTATGTAGATTTTTAATATTAATACCAGTAGAGAACGTTCCGTAACTAGCAATAATAATTGCATTAGATTCGTGCTCAGTTATTTCTCGGATCTCTTCCCTGTCCTTTGCATCAACACCACCGTGTACGAAGAAAACTTTTCTATCGGTATGTGCATTAGTATTTATCAAATCATATAGAGGTTCTCCATGACGTTCCACATAATTAAATAAAATTAATGTATTGCCACCAAGATCTAATGCAAGGTTCTTAATAAAATTATTTCTTTTAGGGTGAGAGATAATATAATCAATCTCATCTTGATAAGTATCAAATTTTATATGAGGATGTCTGAGTGTAAGAATTTTAATTTTTAACCTAGACAGGTGTCCCTGCTGAATCAATTCATTAGTATTTGTAATCTTTTTATGTGGACCAAACAATCCTTCAAGAACAAGTTTATTTGTTTTGCTCCCATCTAGCGTACCAGTAAAACCAATACGATATTTTGCATG